GGAGGCCACCACGTAAAGCGTTAATGCCTACACACACTACCCGTATAGTTTGGATCATTCACGCCCCAACGACTTTCTCCCTGTCTAGCATCGTATACCCAATGTTTTGCATCGTGCCAAAAATTAACCCAACGAGGCGCGGGGAATCCAGATGGATCGTTCAACACTGCTTCAATGTCCGTCCAAATCTCATCACCATCTAGTAGCAACAAATGATTGCCTGACATTTTATCAGTACACCACCGCCGCATATCTGTTTTAGAGTCCCATAGATCTTGATCCTTATAATGGATTTTTATATGCTTCGGTAATTTTGCGAGCGTCTTTTCCAAACGTTCTTTGCTTCCATCCTCGATATGAGGTGCCAACTGTACGCGTCCAAACGCTACGGTTAATTCGTCGATATATGGAACCACGGATAAAATGCTTTCCGGAACGAAACCATAATACGTAATCAATTGCGCGGTGATTTTTGTTTTAGTAAACGTATGAAATTTTAAATTATCCATATACGTTTCAAGACGCTTCATTCCATAATCATTGATCATTTTCTTTTTTGCGATTTTCGGTTTCTGATCAATAAACTTAGGCACGAATTTTCTAACCTTAGCGACAAAATCTTTAACATTGTTATGTTTGGCATATACAATATTATTTCCATAGACTTGACGAAGTACCGGAAGGTCATATGCAATAACCGGAGTTCCAGCACATAAAGATTCCCCCGGCACCATTCCGTATCCTTCAAAAAGAGATGGCGCAAATGTTACAGTTGCGTTAGCTAATGCCTTATATTTTATGGCATCACTTGCACCCTGTAGACAATGGATTGTGTGGTCTGGCGAGCTAGGCATATTCGGAGCAGGTTGACCCATCATCACCAGATCGAACGGCATTTTCAGTGCATTCATTGCCGCTATGGCAACATTAGCCTTTTTGTAATCGCATCCTCTCGCAGCATAAAATGCATACGGTCTTGCCGGAGGATTCCATCCGCAGATTTCGACTTTCTCCATTGAAAAATTATTTGTTGCCGGTGGAAATACGCCTATCTCGATATCTCCAGCACCCACGGCAATCATAGCTTCATGCAGCCATTTCTTGGATTCGTCGCTATTCGCAATTAGATAATCTGCAAATTTGTAAACATTCTCGACCGGCTGCATTCGTTTCCCAAGCGGTGGAAAAATAGAAGTAGCCCAGTTTGCTGTTTCGAAATTTAAACAGATGAATTTAATTTGCGGATTATTACGACTCCATTGTAGCGCTCGTTTTCCTAGCCCGTCCTTTGAATCCGTCATGATAATATCGATATCTGCCGGGATATTTTTTTTGCCCTCTATGATAATTTGTAGATTATCGAGTAGAGGATAATCATCTGCCCATTTCGGACGTCGATCCGTAATCAAATAAACTTCTGCTCCCATATTGGCGAGCGTCCATGCATATTGATATAGATGGATTCGACCACCAGAATAATGATGACTGGTCTTAATCCATACACCGACACGAAGTGTTTTCGCAAACGGCTTCGCTACGTTAGTCACGTCGCGCGTAATAACATGAGATTCATTCGCTGAACCAATCACGCCAGAGGTTAGTAATTCATTTGCTGTTTTTCGAACGCAAACTTCAACCAAATCACCAGGCTCTTTCTGAAACGGTGCTCCGCGACTATCCTTAAATTTATGTGATTTCAAAACGCGAAACATCATGACTATACTCCCCGTTTAGGCGGCCGGCCACGTTTATGCGAATGGCCAAAATCATTTTTCACATTATCTTTAATGACAGGTGCATCGCCATTCAAAATTCCGGTTGTCATTGGTTTGACTTCATAATCGCTCTGGTTCAATTCTCTGATCTTGGATAATTTTTTTAAGGCCTTCTCTTCTTTGAACAAACAAATTGCAACAGCATCACCGGCTTTCGCTGTCATGATTTGACCGACTGCATTTGTGTATTCAAACTTTTCTTTAGCGAGATACCATTTCATATTTGCCCCCAAATTAAAATAATACGGCAGGCGAGTAGACAGAAAATAAATGCTTTCCCGCCTACCGTATTAGTCAACTATTTACGACCCAGACGGCGTATCCAACTCGGCACATACGCGCGGCTCGACCAACTGTCCACCGACCACAACGTACACAACAATCGTTGCAAGGTTGTGAACAATATCATAATCATCAGAACGTTTGATCACGATTTCAGTTTCCATCGGGACATAGTATTCGCGCAAATCGACGAAACTGATATCACCCTCTTCTCCTAATGTCGGCGTCTGCGTTGTTTCGATATACGGGAATCCGACCAATCGATCATACGGACCGTTCGCCATAGAGGCACTGAACAGCGGCCGCAGATCGGTAGCACTGACAGTCAATTTTTCGAGGTACCCGCCAACATCATCGCCCAGAATGAAAATACTTCCGGAACGATGATATGGTTTCAACGCACGTTTCAGATCGATAATATCCTCACGACTAACCTGCGAAGCGACGGCGCGGTTCACCTGCCGAATGCCAGCAGTCGAAAGAATACCAGTAGGCTGGCCGGTTCCAGTGCCTTGTAAAAATACTCGATTCAGTTCATTCATAATTTTTGCGCGTGCCTTGCGCGTGATGAATGATTCCATCGCAAGTGCGGATCGTTCAAGCAATCGAATCGAAATTTGCGTATAGGCCGCGTACTCGTGCGTCTGAATTGAAACCTGCTCGAAGCGAGTATCAGTTTTATTTTTCAGCCCGCCCTCGGAAATCCATTCACCGGAGAAACCGCCGTACTCGTCCGTATCCGATTGTGTGGCCTTCGGCATTGTAACGGTTCCAGTGCTGGACGGAATTACAGTTGCACGAGAAAGGATAAACGGCTGCTCACCGGGAACCTCAAGAATAGGCAAACGGAAATCCTGAGGAACAGTATAACCGCCAAGCGTGTTGGAACTAGATACCATCGTAGAGCTGCCCTTGCGCAAATAATTAAGCTCTTTCTGCATCCCCATTTGATGCATCCAATTTGTGCCTAACAGCTGTGCAACCAAATGCGGGGGGGCAACAGCGCCTTCCGCGCCCTTGGTGAATGATGCAGACGTTGGATGCAGTAGATCGTTTTCTTGGCCGGACAATTTCTGCCTGCCGTTAGCCAAATATTTATTGAAAATCATTGCATGATCATCAAACTTTTGATCATAATCAATAGCCGCAGCCGGTGCGCGTTTATGCGTACCAAAACTTTTATCCGTGGTGTCTACGCCGTCAACATCTTTCGTAGAAACACCGTCAAGTTCAGCAAGCATCGAATCCTGTTCGGCATCAATCTTGTACGACGCCATTGCCTTTTGTACAGATTCCTTGGCAGTATTCCAACTTGCTTCGGATTTGGTATAGGCTTCCTGCAATCCTTTCAATACGGATTCGTCCGCATCATTTCCCTTGTCCTGTTCCTGCTCAACAAGCGCGCCCTTTTGTTTCAAATCAGCGAGCGCCGAAACCATTTTTTCCTTCAACTTCTCAAGCTGTTCCTTAGTCATTTCAAACCCCTTCGAAAAATAAAACTAAACCCTAATCCTCCAAATTCAAAAACTTTGTTTCCATTTCCGCTTGTGCCAACGTTTCAGAAATTTGGTGGATTAATTCCGGCCGTTTCATTTCGTCGCTGGGTTTTCCAATTTCTTTTTTCTGCGATGGAATCATGAATACGATTTTTTCGATACGTGCTTGTGTGATCGTGTCGTTGCTCATATCCATCGCGGTGCATTCGAGTACAATACCAGTGTCTTTCAATTCATCGACTTCCTTAATTTCGTATGGAATTTTATTCGCTTCTACGCGTTCTAAAATACTTTTTTTCAATGCGGTTTTAGAAAATTCCTCGTTAATAAAATTCCCGTTTTCGCTCAACGAATTTATTTTCACGGACGCGGATACAGTTTTATTTTTCACCGGTTTCTGTATCTGCGTTTCATCCGTTTGATTTTTATATGTTGCATTGTTCAAACTTTTCGATAACGTCATTGCTCTAGGATTCGCTGGAATTGGTACAGCACTGACCTCTAGCAAATCCCACTCTAAAATATGGAATCCAGATAAACGACTCTCGCCGTCCTCATTCGGCTCCCCCCAAATTTCTTCGACTTTGTTTTTCTTCGGCAGAAATCCCATTGACCACATATTCATGTAGCCCTCGGCATAATCTTCGAAAATATCTTTTGCCAATCCGCGATCTTTAAATTGGATCTTCATGATGATTTGATTTTCATTGACTGTAATTTCAAGCGCCTTTGCAATCGGCTGTTTGTTGTAATCGTGGAATGCTAAAATTACAGGATTCATTTTATAATTTGTGAGGTCAATTCCTCTTGGTTCTACGACATCACCATCACGGTCCATCAATTTATCGGAGGCCACAATCGTCATTGTTCTGCTATCGCGATCAATCGAATTCGCTGCACCGGTGATATAAAATTTACTCGGTGAATTATCCATAGGATCATCCATGTTTTTTCTCTCCCATAAATTAGAGCATACGGAAAATCGTTGCGATGCGTCTTGGTATTCATCATTCATCGTCTGATCTCCCATGCATCTATCTAAGAATTCTTGCCTCGCTTCATTGTTTTCAGGTGCTGGTAATGGCATTTGTTTCCTATTCTATTAGCATACAGCCTCTACTTCGATCCATTTAATATTTACACTAATATGGTTTACGTCGTCTTTAGACGTCACCATAAATAAATATGTCGTACTCGCTTTCAGAACTATATTACCAACAGCGTCTCCAGAAGCGCCAGACGCAGAAGTCTTCTTTTCGCCCTCGAGTCCTTGGGATTGACTATATATGACTGTTCCATAATTAGCAACTGTTGGATCACGAACTAAGATTATATCGCTCGGTGTATTTATGCGCTGATTATTATTAATAGGAGTTACTGGCGTCCCATTAGAGATTTCAGCCCCACTATAAATAAACGCCTCAACTCTGCTTGTTGCCGTACCTCCATAATTCATGTGGATTTGTTTTCCGTTATTTGGTGTTGTCACGCCAAATATAATGCTTTCGTTAGTGTCTTTCGCGTCGAATGCAGTTATAAAAAAATGAGTTCCATCATGGATTGTCGCGTTCCGTAATGACACCGTGCGGAGTCCATTTGTGAACCTATCAATGGCTAGACTATCACCGCACGAGTTAACAAGACTTGTATTGATAAATCCTGAATCAATAATCGTATGCATAGCCTCGCGCCATGCTGCGACGTCTAATACTGATCCGTCTGATTTATATTCCTTACCACTGCCGGGAGGATAACGACCCCAATTCGATATAGCTCTATCTCGTTCTGTAGTCATATTACTACCCTCTCATTTGGATACTAATACTTTCAATTACTGGTACTACGCAGCATCGGCAATACGGGTGCAAAGGGGGATGCGATACAGCAAATGGGACCTCCAAAAAACGATCAGGTATTTCCGGATGTACGATTCTGCCGCCTTCTTGGAGAAAAACATCTTTGATACCGATTTCCGTACCATTCATCTCCATGCAATAAACACAACGCACATCATCATCAGTCGTTAACCATCTCTCGCGCGTAACCCCGGCCTCTATGTATTTTATTTCAGCGCCTTCATTCATAGACCAGATGGTAGTTGTGCGAGAAATTAGATTAGAATAATTTTTATTATATGCAAATCCTTTTGCGAGTATTTCAGATGCGATTTCTCTTGGTGTCATGCCCCTACCAAAATCTTCATCCCAATATGTTTGTGCTTTTTTATGGATGCGATTAATTTCTTTTGCATGCGTGGCGGCCTCACGTTTGGACGTCTCAAGCAACCATTCCTCAATTCCTTCACGCGAGCCGGATAAAGGTTCTGGTGTAATATTGATAATTTTTCTTTGTACACCGCTATGGAAATTTTTAGTGGTGAAGGCCTGATCCGCTAGAGCGTACCCCTCATTTATGATTCCAATTACATATGGTTTTTGAAACGCATACAAGGCTTCTGCAAGTGCTACGATCATTTCTGAAAAATAAATATTACGATCATCGTACTGCGCATGTCGCGCCGCCTCGGTTGTAGCGTCATTAAATAGTTTTTGAATCCCTCGCTGTAATCTGGGGATGTATTGATCCGCTCTACGATTGCGAATCGCGATGAATGGAGGATCAGCTTTTCTATTTAATAGCGTACTGGAGTTACTCAAGTTTATTTCCGTCCTCATCCCAAAAATCAATACGCATATCCATAATCAAAATCGCTAACCGAATCAATCGAGACGCCACCCACCATCTAATGCGAAACTTTCTAAAACCAAATACAGTACAGTCAATGCTATGTCCACCTAAACATTGCTGTATGTCTATTTTATTCATGGCCATTATTCCTGCATCTCACCGATATCAGTATTTATTTGATCATCAGTAGTTTCATGCATCATTGCCGTTGATGAAAGTATTTTAGCATTTGAGTCAACCGG